CTATAGTAAGAGACTATCCGAACAAAGGAAAATTTATACGCTAAAATTACAAGTTTCTGTTGTCAAAATTACAAGTTTCTGTTGTCAAAATTACAAGTTTCTGTTGTCAAAATTACAAGTTTCTGTATGTTAGAAACAAGAAAAGAGCTGCATTAGATAAAGTACAATAAAAAATTAATAGTAGTGATTCAAACGAGCGTTTGAAACGCTCGTTTGAAATATTGCAGGTAAGAAAATATGTACTTTACATAAATTCAAACGCTCGTTTGAATTGTGGCTTCACGCGCTTATTTTGAATATTTAAACGATTGTTTAACACCTGAAATATCCTGGTATATGAAATTAAAGATAATAAAAATTTATTAAATAATACTGAATATAAAATACAATAATAATAATATAAAGAATGCTAGATGAACGCAATAAAAAAAGAAACTGAGCAAAACTATGCAATATAAAGACTATACACAAGAAATATATGGAAAAAATTATGCATTAAATGTTATATGAAATACCAGGATATCAGGATATCCTGGTATTAATCACTTGTAATGCACTTTTTTTCCATATGATTTGATATGACATACACAATACCGCAATACGCTATAATCGTAAAAAATAGCCAGTTTCCCAGTCAGCATAAAATAGACCATATTTTCCCCAGAAAAAAAGAAAATGCAAATGGCACGTATAGCATATAGTGTGCCATTTGAGCATTGGCACCAATCCTGCTATACCTGTAAAATGCCCCCCCTATGTCCGTATATAGGGAAAGTATACTGCCGGTATAAGATAGCAACTCCAAAAAATATATAGTATTTTTTTTTGAAACACGTCTGTTAGACGTAATATTACAAGTTGAATATAAAAAAAAATTCTGCAAAAATTTGAAACCAATTTCCTGTCTGTTAGACGTGATTAATAAGATTTCACATTTGTACTCTAGGTAATAAAAAGTAGGGGGAAGACCCCTAAACTAAGAGGTTTTGGTTTAGTGGATTTTTATCTAACAGTTTATATATATAGTATACACCGATTTTGTATACATATCAAGTTCTATATTATTATATTTCTTGATTTCTTAGCCACATTTCTATGGATACTATAGCGGCGTCTTTTTGTAATTTTAGGTCTTCGTAATTTTCGATCTCTTTTATGATACGCGCTACACAATCTTCTGATACTGTCCATATTTTTGTAAATTGCGTTACTATATAGTAGTGGCACTTGTTTTGTGCAATATAGAAATGTGTATGGTCAATAGTGATTGTGTCCTTTTCTTCTGTGTCGAATGTAATAAGCATGCTTTTCACTCCTTTTTTGTGATCTTATTTTACTCTTTGTTGCGGTGATTTTTTGATCATGATGGTATGTATAGGTTAGTTGGATTATTTTTGTGTACTTCAATATTAGGATATTGTTGTTCAAACTTTTGCAGATTGAAAGGGTGTGTTATGATGTGTAAACCAGTTTTAGAAGGGATTTTGGCTTCTATTTTGTTAGGGTTAAGCGCAGTATATGGTTGCAAGTGATTGATAAAGTTGTGCATTTTATCAATTGCTTCAGTTTGGGTAGCTTCATCTCCATCTAGATCAATGATCCAAAGTTTACTGGTTCCCTTGTTACGACCACAGGTTGAATTGTAGGATCGGTGCAGGTGTGTAACATTTCCACCTGCAATTTGTTCAGCGCATAGTGCTAAATGTTGAAGCGCGATGGTTTGGTAGTTACGTGGTGACAGGTGTATCATTGCTCTTGCATTGAATAAAGCACACATTTTTTTGATTTCTGATGTTCTATTGTCATACCGTTCTTCGCTATTTATATAATAAGAGTAGATCAAACGATTGCGGTTGTTACCGTTAATACTGTTTCCATCTTTGTTTCTCTGAAGGATCTGTATAAAATAAAACTGTTCTTCTTCAAATTTTAGTAATTGTTTGATTTGTTCAAAGTTGTCAATCATACTGTTCCCGTTGCGATTACTTGTATTAATTCGATTAATATATCTCTTTTGGCTTTTATTACTTCGATTTGCGTATGGTGTTTCTCCCATGCTTCGTGTTCTTTGTTCAGTTCAATCAGCTTTTGATCAATGAACTTTGATAGTGCATTAACACCTGTAATTTTCATATTTTATACTTCTATTAACCCTTTTATAAATAGTGGAATGTCTGGAATCATTTTACTTTTTTTTTCTTTTTGGATCATCCAGTTCAAATGTTTTTTGAGACGCTCTACCCTCCTCTTTTTAGTATCTAATATGTCCAGGTTATACCATACTCGTAAACCTGTCATATCATAGGTGTCTCTAACGGATATATCTTTTGTTTTATTTGTTGCTCCGTTATAAACCTGGTTCCCTTTTTCTTTTATTTCACCATCAAAACCATAAAGAACATACATCAAACGCTTTAACCACCACTTATTGTTAGCAATTAATTGTATACGTCTTTCATTGGCAACTTTGATCGCAGTATTGAAATCTTCAGTTTGTACGTAAAAAACACCGATATCGGAATATGGTATTTGATCGTTTAACTGTTCAAATACTTTGTTATACTCTATCACTGTACCGTCATAATGCATACGTACACAATACCATGTGAAAGATGCGATTAACGGATTTAGTGGTACTTCTTCTATTCTTGCTTTATAATCATATATGTCGTTAATATTTTCATTATAGTTTTTTACAAAATCTACTATTTTGTCTTCTTCGGTAAATACCGCTAAAACTTGGTAATCAGAATATTGTCCGGTACTAACAATTTTAACTTTTTTCTCATTCATTACTCGTGGATTCCCTATTATTCTCCTGTTTCTTGAACACCGATTAATATAGTTGCTATCCGTTCGTATTCTGCTTCGGTAATACTAAAGGATAATCTGTCATCAACAAATTTTATAAAATAAACACATAGACCATCTGGATTACAGGATCGCCATAGTGAAGTGATTTCGCTGCGTTTAATGACTCTTTGGTCAACACCGGTTCCGTCTACTGTAAGAAACTGTGCGTTTGCGCTAATTGTTAGTAATAAAGATAGTATTATTGTTTTCATAATTGTTCCCCTTATGGTTTCATTTCATAAAAATGAACGGTTTCTGCTAGTGTATCAAGTATACCTTCTAAATATCCTAATTTGTATCCTGTTGGTTCTTCAACATCGATTCTATATCTAATTTTTTTACATTTTTCAATTAGATCTGTCATCGATATCTGTTCTGTCACTTGGTACACAGTATTCCTTTGTTATTATTTTTCATAAGTAAACTCTTTCAGTTGTTATTGAAGTAATAAAAGTTAAGGTTGTTTTTTTAACTGAAAGAAATTCTATTCTTGGTTTAACATGATATTTTATTCTTTCATCTTTTATGTGTTTAATTGCATCTGTTATGTTATCACACTCAATATAGTACATTTTTTTCCAACTAGTGTCACCCGTTATGAACTTTGCTTCTATTAAATAGTATTCCCTACCCATTTTTCCCTCTTAAGATTCTATTTTTTATTGATCACTAACCCATTCTTTATCTAAAATTGGATCGTACCTATGTTCCAGTCCTCCTTTGGCCATACAATAAGCATCAAACTCACCTTCAATTTCTGGTGAATCACAAAACGATACAAAACACACTTCATGCCAAGCATGATTTTGAAACTCTCCGTTGTAAGTAGATCTTTCCCGTATATACTTGTGACCTTTTTCTATAGTGCCGCCACACCAAATACACCGGTGATCTTTTCTCGCTCTTGGTGTTGTTTTGCTTATTAAGTCATAACTCATATTAGATTTCCGATGTTAAAAGGTAAATAACTTCTCTGTAAGCTTCTTGTTTACCTTGCCAAAAAGACGTCTCCACATTGTCGTCAATACGATAAAAGTATTTAATTTCTTCGTCACATTCTTTTATTCCTGCTTCACAAACACCCCTTATAATGGTATTGTTATCTTCCAACTCTTCTTCTTCATCATTAGATATGTCTATATGCATCTGTACCTTCTTTCGTTTTGGTATTATATACTACTAACTTTCTTGCAGTACTTAAGAAAGCTGCGTTCTGTCTACTATTAAATGTGTGTTATCAGTATACCACATTGAAAAATATATTTTTCTTTCATATATCATATATTCTTTATATTGATAACCGTATTTTTGGTAATGTATGGGTTTAGTTTCATGTTTTTGCACACAATACACGACACTTATAAGTTTACGAATTAGATTCATGGTATTTACGGTATTCCCCAGGTAGTCATTTGAGATTGAGACTCGCCAATTTGCAGTTTTTCATTATCAACATCATACTTTAGGGTCACAACAGTACTACAGTTCTTATTATGTGCTTTTATTTCATGCTCTTTCACTTTGAGGTATAGCATATAAAAACTAGAAAAAGTGCCAATGCCGAGTACTTCTCTACCGGCATGATGTACTGCGGTATCATAAGTTTGAATTGATCTACTTAATTTTTCTACTTCCTGTTTCGTCATAAAAAGACCACCCATATCATAAGTATTATTATAAAAAAAAGACTTAATGTTGTGCACTTACATACGAAAAGTCCCCTTGTTCTAGATTCGTTTGCAGTTGGTTTGTCTAAGTGTTTGCTTAGACCATTGACGAGTTCTGGCAACTTTTCGTATGGTATAAGCAATGTTCTATATTTATCTGATGTCGTTGTAGTAAATTCAATAGTTACACTTTCATTATTACCCCAAAACCATGTGTCTTGTATTATCATGGTTAGTTCCCCCTTACCCATACTAATATTATAATATTGTCTACTATGGTATTTTGCTTTTTTGATTTTTTAAGCACTCTTTTAGTTCCTTGATTTGTATTGCAATGTACATTAACAGGTATTCTGTATCAACTTTTTTTTTGTTTGTTAGTAGATACATTAGATTGGGTTCCTTCATTTATTACCTCCGTTAATGAATACTGGTTTACCATTTTAACTTGTACATTTTTCTTTTCTGCTAAATATTTAGCAATAAACTTAGCCATATCATCTATCCGCCAATTATCTGGAACATCTATCAAACCAACTATGGTAGCGTTATACGAGATTCGGTTCATTGTCGTCATCTTCGCTATGTTTGTTTACATATTGTTGTCGAATTACTTTAAATCGCTCAGAAAGCTTATCAGTTATGCATTCTTTATGTTCACCTGGCAAGGTCTTTGTGCGTTTACATAAAACGTGTAAAATAATTGTTGCAGTTTCTGATGGCGATAACTCAAACTGGTGACCGTTAGCCATTAGAATACTTAAATGAACCATCTGTTCATAATTAAGTGTACTTGCCCAATCATTAATAAACTCTTTCATAAGAGTAGTAGATGTATTTTTATCGTATTTCATTGTAATCCCATTAGCTCCATAAATGTATTGGACACATGCATTAAGGACAATAAAAAGAATAGCAGAGCTAATCCCCCTGACAACATTAGTATAAACATTTTATTATTATCATACATATCAATATTTTGCTGCGTTTAGCATATTTATTTCGTGAACGGTTAGTTGAGGATCGAATATACCTTTATAAAAACCTAAACTGCCACGTGGACAAGATATAATCTCAAGTATATCGTATTCTGTCACGCAACCAAGAAACGCGATTAAGTTAACTGGTTGATTATGACTATTTTCTGGTCTTATTATACTATTATTTTTTTTCTCATTAAATGCTTTAAATGCTCTTCCTTGGCTAATATTGAATGCTTTTGTTTTGTTAAAAACATCTGTAGCACACCGTATGGCAATACCACGAGCATATTGTCCGTGACTCTCGACAACCGTAACTGTTGCTAATATTATACGCGAGCGTGAGCGTACATTATAAGTAATTATTTTCATGATTGTTCCCCAATTAAACATTAAGAGTAGAGAAGGGACATCACCCCCTTCTCTATATCGTGTGTCAAAGAGCTAAACACACAATGAACCATAACAAAAACAATATAGACCCCCTTTCAAATATTTGCAAGTTGAAAATTAAAAATTTTTTTACCTGTTGAATTCAATAGGTTTAAGTGTATGTTAATATATAATGTAAACATTATATATTAACATACACTTAATTTTAGGAGAAACAATGTCAAAAGTAAATAGAATCAGTCAACGTTTTATTCAAGCAACAATCGGAGAATATACAGATGATCCTTTAGGGTTATTACACGTAGCAAGATTAAACTATTATCGTGGTTTTATGCTCGCTCTCGAATTAAGCAAAGATAAAAACTATAGCGGATCTGATTATGAGCGCGATCTTTTAGATTTTCACGGAACAGTTAGGGATGGAATAAAGGTTATGAAAGACCTACAAGACAAGCGAGTTCTCGAATTATCTCAAAAGAAAGGTTAAAGGGTACATGATTGAAATAACAATTATTTAGAAACACTATTTATTATAGGGATACCTGATCCGTTGTTACGGTTTCTTAAATAGGGGGTTACATGAATGAGATCATTTTTAAATGTAAAAAACCACCTGTGTTAAAACCAATTCCCATTAAGACAAAGGAAGGGAATTGGTTTCGTCGTGTTAAGGGGTGGTTCTCAACTCGCAAATGGGAATTAGAGGAAAACTTTTATTTTAACATCAACAACTTACCATGTTTTATACCTAAAGGGTTTGTTTTTGACGGCGCATCTGTGCCAAGATTTTTTTGGTCGCTTTTGCACCCAACAGGTATTCTTATGATCCCTAGTATAATTCATGATTTTGGATACAAAAACAGGTTTATCAATGGTTATAATGTTAACGGTAACAAACCAATTAAAATAACTAAATATTTTACTTTTCAAAAACGTAAAAAATGGGATATTCTTTTTTGCAAAATCGCTATCGCTGTAAATGGTTTCGGTACAATTAACAAAATTACTTATTTAGGTGTACGAGCTGGCGGATGGGTAGCATTTAATAAATATAGGAGACATGAAGATGGTATCAGAAAACGATAGAAGGTATATGAATCGTTTATCTAGTAAACAAAAGGTATGTAGAGAAATGGGTAAAACATTAACAGAACTGTCAAAAAAATTAGAGGAGAAGCAACCAATCTACTCTATATCAAATAGTGTGCGCTTTGAAAATCGTGATTCGTGTTCATTTAACATGGGTACAATGGGTGTTACCAATAGCGATTGTGAAAAAGCGTACAAAAACTATATTGATATCCTTCTTAAAACGGTAATAAACGAATATAAAGAAAATTCCTTAAAACTAAAAGTAATGGGGACAAAAATTTAATACCAAATAAAGTGTATCAAGTGTTAAAGAATATTTGGGTTATATACTAATTATCAGAAACAGTAACAGTAAGAAAAAATAAGGACATGCACATGGGTACACTGCGTAAAATTCTTGGAAAGAATTACAATCGTTTCGGTGGACATATCAAATTTGATAAAGGGGAGTACGTGACTACTACTGATGGTGTTGGGACGAAATCACTATTAGCTAGTAATTATTCTTCTATTGGTCATGATGTTGTGAACCATTGTGTTAATGATTTATTGTGTGAATTTGCCGAACCGATAGCATTTACTAATTATATAGGTATGCCAAAAAAAAATGTTCGTGAGTATTCTAATCTTATAGAAGGTATGACAACAGCGTGTCAATATAATAATTGTTCATTGATAGGTGGCGAAACTGCTATAATGGACGATATTTATAAAACACAAGCTTTATCTGTTGTTGGTACATTAATTGGAAAAAAGTTTACCACAAGACAAGCCATCTGTACTGGCGATCAAATAATTGGTTTACCTTCTTCTGGATTACATACTAATGGGTACACTATTGCCAGAAAAGTTCTGAAAAACAAAATGGGTGAGCCGTACCGTGAGGGAACAATAAGGGACAGGTTGCTCGTACCACACAAAACCTATTTTAATGAAATTGGTGAGCTTTACGATAAAAGAGTGCAAATGAAAGCTATATGCCACATCACCGGCGGAGGTTGGTGTAATTTATACAGAACCATCTCAAATGATGTAGATTTCGATTTAGAACTAAATTATAAAATAGAAAGGATTTTCAAGCTAGTATCAAGCGGGATGAATTCACAACAAGCATTTAGTGAATTTAATATGGGTATCGGGATGATTGTTATAGTAAAGAAGATGCCAGACGTATCATTTGAGCACTATATCCTCGGTAAAGTAGCACCAGGAGATGGAGAAGTGAGAATTAATGGAAAAGCACTGTTAAGAGAGAGTTACTAATGAAACAATATCTAGATTTAGTAAAAAAAGTATTGAAAAATGGTATCAGCGGTCCCGACAGAACAGGTACAGGTACCAAATCTATTTTTGGGGAACAGATGAGAATTAATTTAAAAAACGGTTTTCCGTTGCTAACTACTAAAAAGATTAATTTTCGTAATGTTGCTGGAGAATTAATTTGGATTCTCAGAGGTAGTACAAATAATGATGAGCTTAGAGAGATTACTTATGGTAAAGATTCCAATAAAAAAACAATCTGGGAGCCGTGGACACACCCTGAAACAGGTGAATTGGGTGCGGTATACGGTGAACAACTAAGACGGTGGAACAGACATGCAGGTAATGATGTTGTTGCGGTAGATCAATTAAGAGATCTGTTGTATAATCTGGAACATCACCCTTATTCTCGTAGACACGTGGTTTGTCTCTGGAATGCATCAGATTTACCGATAGAAAAGGAAAGCCATGTATGGAATATTGAGAATGGTTTTTCAGTTTTACCACCGTGTCATGTAATAACACAATTTAAAGTTCAGGAAATAAATGATGTCAAACATTTAAGTTGTATTTTATTTCAGCGTTCGTGTGATACTTTCATCGGTGTACCGTACAACATCGCTTCTTATGCATTACTTACACACATCATAGCTCACCGTCTTGATATGGTACCACATGAATTTATTCATATGTTCGGCGATTTACATATCTATAGTAATCACTACGAACAAGTAAATGAACAGTTAAATCGTATTCCTGGTAAACTACCTAGATTAATTATTAGGGAGAGAAGAGATAATATTTGGGATTATGAAGTAGATGATTTTGAGCTAATAGGATATAATCCACAAAAATTTATAAAAGCACCGGTGTCAGTATGAATGAAGTAAATAGTTTTGATAATCTTAATTCAGTTCCTGATGAAAACATGATGGTATACCACCTTCGGTTCAACCATGACCATTATTGCGAAAATTCACCACTTGTAATCTTTAAGACAACACAAAAAATACACAATCATGACAACAACAAATCTAAATGGTATGGTTTAATTCGGAATATTACATATAATATCTATCAAGAAGAAATGAATACTGAATTAATGAGTAATTGGGTGTTTATGTTCAATCACAATGAAAGACCTAATGGTCAGGATGATTGTTACATGAAAGAGTTTCTTTTTGACCATTATATCCATGTTTTATGTTTTATGCACAACGATCCATTAATCAATATACATCTAAAACTATTTGTCGATAATTGTATAACAAGATGTCACCTATTAAAGTACGATAAGGATTTCAATTGTTGGGATTCGTGTATATTTCAGGAGGATATAGAGCATGAACAAGGGTGAAGTGTATAAATACATTTACGATACCCTTAATAAAGGGAAAGGAAATGATCTCAACTATGAATGGGAACTACAACAATTTTCTAACAAATATTCAAACATACCTAAAGTAAACGGCATTATAGAACAAATATGTCAACACCACTATAGTATAGACAGTGTAGAGTATTTTGCGAAAATCATTACACAAGGAGGTATTGATTATGACGTAGCAGTTAAAAAATTTGTTAGTGAACACACAAGAGCAGAAGAAATATATGGAAAAAAAGAGATTAATAAACAGTTTATACTCTGTTTTCTCTTATATGCTGCTAAACTTGACCTAAAAACAGAAGAAATAGAGCCATTAATGAAAGAAATAATAAAACGGGGAGATTTAGTTAATACACTGTATCACTGTCTTAACAAGGTGATGGGGATTTTTAATTTTGAAAAACCAGCTCAGTTACATACATTATTACAGAGCTGCCGTCAACCACATTTAAACTAAAAGGGAAAGTAATGGCAACAGCAACAGAAGAACCAATTAAGAAGACAGCAACAGAAGAAAAACCAATTAAGAAGACAGCGATCACATTTGATCTTGCTATGGAGAAGTTGATTAATACAATCGCTCTAATAAGTACTTCTAAAGGTATTAAGAATTTAGGTGTACAAGTATACCGTACAGGTTTTACGCTTACAATTGATAATAAGGTTTGTAAGCGTAATATGAAAACAGTAAAAGAATTCAACGCAATTATTAACGAACTATAAAAGGAAAGTTAAAGATGTTAATTCAAATTGATGGTAAACAGCACGTAGATGCATCATCTCACACAATTGTTATTCAATTTAACCAAGAAGAAAAACAGGGAATTAGTAACTCTAACCCTAGTGACGACCTATTTGCGTATTTCCCAAAAGGAACCAAAACTGACGCAGTTGATTATCATGTTAAGAAAATGAATGATTATATCGACGCAAATAATAAATCACCTGTGGATGAAAAGATCCAAGCTTTATCTGATGATAACGAAAAATTAAGACAGGAATTAGAAGATCTCAAAAATGGGATTGTTAAACCAACACCAATGTTGGATGATGGTGATGTGCCAGCAATTGATGTTAAGGAGATAATCCAACCTGATGTTGTCGTGCCGGAAGATGTAAATTGAGTGTTGCTTTATCAAAACCGTCGGATTTATCCGACGGTTTTTACATGCTCTTTCGATATATTAATATTTAGACAATTAACCTAACGAGGGTGCATAATGATAGAGCTAGGAACAATAGCAGGGATCATTGGTATATTTACATTTTTGATTGGTTTAATTACCGTAGCGTTTAAAATCTTTTCATATATTGGTGCTATAAGCGGGGAAATTGCTACCCTCCAAAATGTAATGCAACGAGATCTGATTAAAATAGCGGAAGATAATGCAGAGTTTCGTCTCACGGCACAGAGGGAGATATCGGAACTCGCTTTACGTATTGAAAGAGAGTTTCTAAGGAAAACTTAAAATGGATAAATGCGAACTATTTAATACTAAATATAGAGTTTTAATAGTTGAGCTTGATAGGGACCCGGAGGTAGACAGCTTAATTAAAGAACTTAATGATGGTGTATCTGAGGTAATAGAAGTAGAGACAGTAAATAGAGCAATATCTACCATGGGAGTTAGTGATATTGATTATGTTGTAGTAACTGCGTGCAATGTTAACAAATTATTCATAGATTTTTGTGAAAAACAACATATTCCATGTGCAGTATACAAATGTGAAAAAGATCATAAAAAAAACAATACTACACGCAAGATATATAAAGATGTACCATCATTACTGCATCATGTTAAGAGGAATATAATAAAAAAGGGAGCTGACAATCAAAAGCAGTCAATAATTGACCGTTTAGGGTGGTCTCAAGGACAGGATTTGATGTCTAAATCGTCATCTCTCAAAGAGGAACCTATTTTAATTAAACTGCCTGGCGATAAAACACATAATGAGCCAGTTTAATTCTAGAAGGTAGCAAGTAACCGATTCTATACCCTGCTATAAAATGATGCTCCTACCAGTTACTTCCCCTGCATTCAGAGTATAAAACGTACTCCGCTTGATCTAACTCAAGAAACATCGCGTTCACGCGCCGGAGATACAAAAGGGAGGGTAACGTATTTTCCCTCTTTAGTAAACACTAATGCGGTAAAGGGAAGAAATGAAAACCGCTAACCGCACCAGTGTTTTCTGAGGAAGAGGTGGTGGGGGGGAACTACAAGACCAAAGGAGGAATCCTAAAACCCTCCACCAACTCTACTTTTAGCTTTACTGTATATAGTATACATCCACTCTCACATGAATGCAAGTACTTTTTAAAAGAATTACAATAACGCTTCCTCAGCCACATCTACAATTTCCGTATTAATACCAACTTCCGTATCAGCACCAACTTCTATCTCGGAAGTTGCTGTGTCTGCTATTCCCTTAGTAACGTGCGGTGCCGCTACTACTACTCTAGCAGCACCCTCGGCCACGGTAGCAACAGAGCTGGCATCTTTTTTTATTTTGTCCCAGATACTCATTATGATTTCCCCTTAATAACGGGTTGTTTTGGTGCAAGAACTAACTGTCTTCGTCTCACAACATATTCTAGTTTATACTTGTTGCATAATAGTTTATACTCTTGTTCGAACAATTTGTAATCTGATGCATTAGCTGCCATATTACCATTTCCTTATATAGGTTAGAGCAAGTTCGGGAATCGAACCTTGGTTGGAAATCACCGATCTTACAATTAGACGAAACTCGCCAGTTAATAGTGTAACATTACACTATTAATATAAATCGGTTTAAATTTTGCTAGATCATTTTTTTTGATATATATATCAAATCAGCTCTTCGCATATATTGTTTCTGCAATTGCCACTCTAAACATTGATTATAAACCCCGAACAAGTAATATCCATAACCGTGCATATATTCATTGAATACATTAATATGAACATGAGAACAGTTTGCATGATTCATACTAGCTTCTACTTGGATAAAGTTTATTTGATGATTTAACAGAAGTTTATCTCCCCCCCTTAGAACATTAAGGTCATTTCCTTCTGTATCTATTTTTAAGAAATCAATCTGTTTAATTTCTCTACTACCACAATAAGAATTAAGAGTTGTTAAATAACTGGTTTCGTGTTGTGTATGGTGTTTTGAATACAAACTGCACATAGAAAGATCTTCAGAAATATAGATTGTTTTGATACCATCTTTATCGTCTAATCCGCAACTCTCTACTTTTACATTGTTATTATTTTTGTATTTTGAAACCAATATGTCATAATTTGCTTTCACTGGTTCGAAACAATAAATAGATGGATCGTAATAGTTAAATAAACAAATCTCTGTAAAGGAACCCTTAAACGCACCAACATCAAATATTGTTTTACATTTATAGCTTGGTAATAGTGAACTAATATCTCGGTGGACATCTTGTCCATGTTCTAATGCTTGCTTCCAAACTCTTCTTTTCATGATTGTTTCCTGTACATATTCAGTCTTTTTAGAAACTCTGAGAAGAATTCTCTCGGATCTCTTGTCCGTGTTCTATTACTGGTCTCCAACTCTTTTTTTTCATGCTTGTTTCCAAACGTACTTACTTTTTTCTAAGCATAATTTTGCATCTTCGATATCAATAAAAGATCCTAGATGTTTTTGTTTTTTATTAACACTTATTGACACCTGCCATTTACCTCTTCTTTTGTGCCAATATATATTTTTGTATCCTGATGTATTATTAATTTGTATTTTTGATTTTCGTATATTATCGCTTGCAGATCGTATTGTTAAATTTTCTCTTCTATTGTTTGATGGGTTACCATCATCATGATCACAAACAATTGTCCGATCACCGGTATAACGATTAAGTATGAAATTGTGTAAGAGCATACTTTTACGGTTTTTTAGTTGAGTACCTACATATTGTCCAGATAAACACCATTTATGTTGTTTACATTTTTCTACATCACATAAAGAAATAATTGTATAAGCAATAACAATATTCTTTTGATTATATAGTTCTATTAAACAGTGGTCATCCTTAATAATAAATTTATTTGGATCAAATCTTGTACGTTCTAATATTTTACCATGAAGTGTTATTTGATGATAGTGTCTATTACAATAACCCTTCGCTTTGTGCTTTTTTATACAATTTTTAACTTTACATTTTTTCATAATACATTTTAATACGTTTCACTAAAGGAATAAAGTAATTCCTAGGATCGACAATAAACTCTTGTCTACTATTCGTTTCACTGGAAATAAGGAGTACTACCTGTTCAACCTTAACTCCTTCTAGTTTTTGAAACATATATGCATAGCTGGACAGTTGGAGATAATGATCCCACAAATATTCTTCCTTTTGTGGTCGTCGTTTCGTCTTATAATCCACAACAGATAACTTACCATTATAATAACTAATATTATCCGCAGTACCTGCTATTCCAAGTTTATCATCCCACAATCTGATTTCATTTCCATAAAAGTTATCAATTTTATTAACCAATGATTTGAGATTGTTAAAATGTGCTTGTGAGATTAATCTGGGAGATATTGGTAAGAAACAACCATTTATGTAATACTCTATCATAGTGTGTACTTCCGTACCAATAATTGCAGATTCATCAGTAATATACTGTGCCACTTCACGACCTACTCTAACCCTCCATGCTTTAAGAATCTCATCTTTTTCAGCATTAGTAGCTCCAAGTATGGTCGTTGATGATGCGTATCGATTGCCAGTGGGTGTCCTATAAAAGTGTCCTTCAGGTGTTTCCTCCATCACTGCTTGTTGGAAGTTTATTGGAATCAATTGTCTCATTATTTCTGTATCATCCATGTCGCCAATCTGTCATTAGTGCAGTATAACTTTAGCTTTTCTCTTTTCACAAATTCATCAACCGCATCTTTTACCGTGCCAGCATGTTTAGGGTTAGAAGAGTAATCGTGACCAGTAAATAAACCACCACTACGACATTTATCCCAATACAATTCTATATCTTGATCAATCCAAGGACGTGTGTGTGCTCCATCTATATGTATAAAATCAAAAAATCCATCATAAAATAAATGAGATACTTCCTGTGATTTAGCTCTTATCATTATAGCTCTGTCACCAAACTCATTTAGCTTCACAACAGCTTCTGACATAAACTTATTACCATTTGAATTTCTTGTCATACCTCGAACCCTGGTCATGGTCCATGGATCTACACAATATAGTTTTTCTAATTTAGAGCTTTTTAATAGGTTATAAGAATTGTTTCCTTCTCTAACACCGATTTCAAGACCTATCTTGTAATTTTTGTAATCAATATATTTACCTATTCTGTGTCTTCTAGTTACATCTTCTAATTTCATAATAGTTTTTTTAGTTCTCCTTCAACGCAGCGCGGAAACACATACCAGTCTCCTTGTTCTTTCAAATGGCGCAAGTTAGTTTTAGCTAAACTTTCCAAGATCTCCTGGTTGTTTACTAATTCCTCACATGTATGTCCATTAGTTGTTATAGGAACTTCTGGAGAAATATCTAATATTTTACCAGAATCCATATCATCCAATTCATAAATAGGATCAACTTCAATAACAGTTGAGCACATGGTTTTGTATCCATAACGTATAGCTTGTTTAATTGGAGCTGTTCCCAAACCAACAAGAATACGTTTGTTATCTTTTTCCTGCGTCAGATCACCAGGATGAATATTGATACAACGAAAATGGTTACAGATATTACAAAGCACTTCAAATCCAGCAAATATACCAAGAACGGGATCATATACTCTTAACATATCCCACATGTAAGCAGTATACTGTTCCCTTATTACAAATCCATTTGTCTGTAATAAAGAAGTAGAGCTGTAACCGCGTTCACTATAGAAGTTTTTCATATCCAAATATAAAAAACCAACATCTCTATACTTAAGAGATATTTCATACGCTCTAGATTCCAATGCATCAGTAAAGATAAAGAATTTAAATTTGCTTTTGAATCTAACATATACTCGTTCTAAGATTTTATTAACGTTAGAGCCAGTTCCAGACATAAACAGTATAACTGTTTTCATTTACAAATTTCCCACATATACAATTCATAAGACCGGTCCCTCTGCCGTTGGGGTACGCCAACATAACATTTCTTTTTCTTATTATACAAACGATATAAAGTATAACCACTCATAATTTACATCCTCTAAAAATGGGTTGCGGCGCAGATCTAACTGCATCTCCAGGTCATACCCTGACGCTTTTCCAATAAGCTAGCCGCAATTTTTGTACCCTTAAATGATTTCTATATCCAAACATGCTTTCCCAATAATTAACTGTTGATATACAGTTTTATGACCACATTTGTCACAAAATAAAGCTCTCCATTCCTTTTTATCCACTGCTGGATATGCGATTGGAGTCTCAGTAAATTTATGTGTAGCGTTACAATCACAGTAACTACATTTTTTAGTTATTACAAGGTCCAAAAATAATTGCTCAATCTGAGATATGTCTATTTCAATTTTCATTTATGGTATCTGCGCTTAAAAATGGCAGAAGGGGAGAGAATCGAATTCTCGAACGCTTTTATACGTCAGCGGATTTCAAAAATGTATTCTCTTTGATTCAATGGGAAAGTATTCCACTCCGTGTCCTAGATCTACCGGACCCCTTCCAAAATTTGGGTAGGGTAAGAATTGCACTTACGACGTTTCTACGTAACGCATTTACAGTGCGCGTCCTTCGCTACTTGGATACCTACCCCTTAGTGAGTATATTGTTCTAGCCGCTTCTTCATTTTTTAATAACCAGTATTTGATTTGGAAACACTGGATTGTCAGTTCTAATGAACCTAATCTGATAAAATTTTTTGAAACATTTATTGGCTCTTTTAACCTGATCTTCTCGCCAGTATACAAACATAGAGATTGAAATACGTTTTCCTGATTCAGGACCAGTAATTTCCCACCTATTAATTGCGTTTGCTAACGCGTTTTTCAAGTATTTGTATTTCACGAATAGTACTTGTCCTTATTATTGTACCGGTCTAGAACCATTGGACCACACAATGTCCAATCCACCACTCCTCGTTTACCAGGAATCGGATAACAAAGAGGGGAGAGTCCATTGTCATCTACATAAACATGTGCGTGAATTTTTCTAGAATCACTCCATTGTTTTTGTTCTTCATTGTTATTAACATCCCACAAATCGATACCGGCTTTTTCCATGTACTGAATCGCTTTATCTAAAAAACTCTGCGTTCCTCTGGATGTCCACAAAATTAACCTTAAACCAAGTGAGTTAAAATTTCGACACCAATCTAGTGCATACGGAACCGGTATCTCTGGTTCCGCACCATATGAATCAAAAGATTTGTTGCCAGGATGATGAATAATTGTGCCATCAAAATCAAGACAACACACAAACGGTTTATGTAACTCCATATTTAACTTCTAATTCCTTCCTGTAAGTGACTACCTCATCTTTATTACAATCCTTTATTTTTACCTTCTTTACCGTTTATAGTTGAGCATAGTTTCGTTTATTTAATATCGTTGATAGCATATTTCGATATGTCATTGCATGTGTTCTCATTGATCGTCCAGTAGCTCTTCGCTTGAAAACGTATATCGATATTGTTTATTTACTATCGTTTATAGTTGAGCATAGTTTCGTTTATTTAATACTACTATATCCTTACCAATATTGATTGTCAACCAAGTTTGGAAAAAAAATTCAAAAAAAACGGTGCACATACTCTTCTTTTCTTGTAAACCACTGATCCGAAAAAACTACTAATCCGAAAAAAACCACTAATCAAAAAAACTTTTTTTATTATTTTTTAAAAAAGTACTTGACAAATAATTACACTGGTGTTATATTAAAGGGAGGTCCGTGGGTGGGGAGTACTAATATTAGTATTATATTAATATATACTACTGGCTCTTACGAGCCGTAATATAATAATATATATAATAATATTATATATATACGCGCACGCACGTGCGCGAGGACAACTGTTAGATAAAAAAAGGAGGGGAAAACTTCTATATGGTGCAATCCAATTCGATATATTAGCAGAGGAAAGGATTGTAATTATGGATTTACGAGCTAAGACGCGAATGTTCGAGAAGTATAAATTTTTGCTTAACAAACACGCTGATCAAATAGGAAAAAAGCATTTTGTAAATGCAGATCGTGAACAAGGTTTGAGATGTTTTCATTTTCGAAGAGAGAAAGGGGAAACGGGAGATAAGGTACTTAGATGTCCTTGTGCAGTAATGCCAGGATCAGTATTTTGCAGAGAACACGATTATGATAGATCGATAGTAAATGTAAAAAGAGAAGTACCGCAAGTTTACAAGAACAGTCTACATACATTATTTGACGCTTACCTGAATGAACCAACCATACTAGATCATAAGCAAGATTTAGCAGTGTTGCGTACTTTACTTACCGGTTTAATTAATAAACTTACCCAACCAGACAAGATCACTATAAAGGATTTACTTACCCGTTTAAAATCTATTCTCCGCTCTAATGACCCAGATAGTACTAAATATGATTTAGTTATGGATACTTTCTATCGTCATCAGGATGTGTTCTCTGATAAAACTGTTAAAAATATTAATGAAACAGTTAAAAATATTGGTGGTTGTATTGAAAGAATACAGCGTGCAGGATCTGGAGATCAATTTTTAATGACACCAGAAGGATTAAATGTGTTTCTCCGAACTTTAGTGGAGATACTAAAAAGAAATATAAACGATCAAGATATTATGTTACAGGTTCAGACGGAACTGATGACGATTAGTGTTGCTACCAAAGGTAATCTACAAACAGCTAACGATAGATTAGTGAGAGAGAAAGAAAATGAAAACAGAAAAGAGTAATTGCAAGGAGAAATTGATATGCGTACCGTAGGTATAATTCCCGCAAGGATGAATTCAGAACGGTTTCCTGGAAAAGTTTTAGCGGAGATCAACTTTAGACCTATGATTCAGTGGGTTTACGCAGCAGCAATAGCATCAGATTTACATCACGTATGTGTTGCTACAGATTCAGATAAGATTTATAGATTCTGTGTATCGAGAGCAATGAATTGTCATAAAACCGACCAACATGAAACTGGTTCTGATAGAGTCGCTGAAGTAGCAAATAAACACTATGATGCGGATATTGTGTTTAATTTACAATGTGATGAGCCACTACTTAAACCCTACATGATTAATAATATGATTGACAACATGATCGAATATGAAGCAGATGTTGAGACATTAGGAGTAATGATGCATTCATATTATCTGGAAATGTTTAAGCGTAATGTGGTGAAAGTGGTTCACGATGAATACAGGTTTGCAAAGCAGTTTGCCAGAAGAATATATCCGTGGGAACAGTTTGGCAAAAAACATTATCCGAAGCAACATGTTGGTATATACGCATTTAAGAAACAGGTGCTAAAAGATTTTATTCAATTACCCAGAACAGTGAATGAGATAGATAATAACTTAGAACAACTACGTTTATTAGACAACAACTATACAATTCATGTTACTATTTGTGATAAGTATATGATCGGAGTTGATAGACCAGAAGATATAGAAGTGATAGAAAAGTTAATTAATAGGGGAATAATAGATGCCACCATCTAAAATACAAACGGCAATTGACCCCTTCAGATACTTAGCGTCATCGATTGTCGATTATGATAATGACCAGGTATGGGAACACAAACCAGTTGATTTTCAAGAATATACAGAATCAAAATCCTTTTGTAATCTGAAATGGGATGGAAGAAAAGGGTGCCGTCCAAAAATTATGGAAATTGGATGGAATGTCGTACAAGAAAATGTACGTGAATCTATACTACTGCTCGGAAAAGGATCTGGCAAAGATTTTCTGGCCGCTTTATTACACAGTTATGGTATTTATAGATGTTTGTGTATGTACAATCCACAAGATTTCTACGGGTTATCACCAGGATCAAATATTTATTTTATTAACATTGCCAGGAATGAATACCAAGCTAAGAACGTATTTTTCACTGAATTTTCTCAAACTATGGTTTTAAAGAACGCATGGATGCATGGTAAACACGCTCCAATCTCTTCTCAGAGAATTAATTTTGAAAAAGGAGTCGTAGCTCTATCAGCTAACTCACAAGGGTATGCTTGGTTAGGTTATCACACTCTACAAGCTGTGTTTGATGAGATGGCATTTTATATAGAATCTCAAGATAAAAAGACAATGGAAGATACATCGCGAACCAAAGAATGTTGGGAAGCTGCATTTGGTTCATGTAACTCGCTTTCCACATCATTACAAGATGATTGGGATTACCACACCAAATGAAGACGACGATTTTACCATGAAAAAGTTCTATGAACTGAAAGGTAGAATGACCAAAGATAAACCTGATGCTTATGTTGTTCAGGGTGCGTCGTGGGATATAAACCCCAACACACCAATATCAATTTTTGAAGAAAGGTTAAAAAGGGATCGGCGTAGAACCATGAGAGATTATGGTGCAGAACCGATGGGGGTAATGGAATCGTTTTGGTCAGATCCCAATTACTTGGTAGAACATGTTTGTGATACGTGTAAAACATGTCCAATTTACGTGAAGAGATTAGAGATAGACGATCCTTATGCTTGTTTTAATTATGCAGATTGCAAAGTAAATGCTTACCAAGGTAACGGCAAGTGGAGATCTTGGTTTGAAGGAGATCCAGATATCGATTATTACATGCATGTTGACCTTGCAAAAAATAAAGACAGAATCGGGTTTTCTATTGCACATGTTATCGGTACTAAAGAATTTGAAGTTACGGAAGTGGACAAAAATGAATTAGGTATTTATGGAGACGATGATAAAGATGAGCAAACTATAAAAACAGTTGAGAGACCGTTGATAAAAATTGATGCTGTTGGTTTTGTCGATACTCGGCCAGATCAGAACCAAAGGTTGTTAAAAAATGGTGAATTCTATTATGATAACTTTTTGAATTTTATTATTTACCATCTGAAATCGATACATGTGAATTTGGCACTGGTTTCGTTTGACCAATTTCAAAGTGTGCATGCGATGCAGAGTATCGAGGATCACGGAGTTGATTGTGAATTGTTATCGTTGGATCGTGTTCCAGGTGGATCAAATCCATATCCACCAGATAGTGTAAAAATTGCAATAACTGAAGGTCGTGTGACATATCCATACAACATGATTTTGTGCAAAGAAGCAAAAAATCTGAAGATTATTAACGGTAGAAAAGTAGATCACGCGTTTAAGGAAAGTAAAGATGTATGGGACGGCTTCTGCGGTAGCATATGGAATGCAGAATCAAATACGTCTACGGGAGTTGAATTTGGAACAATTGATATCGGTTAATAAAAAAAAGAATAATAACTCGAAACCGTAAGATATATATGTACGTACACAACTATTTCTAACTAAATTACATTTTGGATATATATGAATACGGTAGTTAAACGGGTTAATAATACACTCCCAGCTCTGCTGAAAGGAACAAGGATAAAGAAATCTTCTGCTTTTATTGAAGATGTAAGATCACAAGATAATTTTCTTCAGAATTCTCTTTTGAAGTTATCTAGTTTAGACGCTTTTAGATTATACCAAGCTAACGAGTGGGTTTTGTCTACAATCAATCGAAGATGTAGTGATTGTGTGAAAGTTAAACCAAAGATAATACCGATAGATACTTCACAGGATTTACGTCCTGCGACAGAAAAACGTATTAAAATTGTTAAAAAGTTTCTTAAGAACCCAAACAACAATAAAGAAACTTTTCGTCAAATGCGATATAAGTTTTTGAAAGATTTACAAATATATGGTCATGCTGCTTATGAAAAAGTAAATGATACAGAAGATATTAATCTTCGTGGCACAAACCAGATATTGGAATTACACAATTTACAAGCGGCGAATATAGAAATCAATGCTGATAAGTTTGGAAACCTTGCCGAATTCAAAACCTACAAACTGAGTGTCGGTAATATGCTTTCATCCCACGCCGCAGAAGAATCGGTGTTTGATAAGAACGAAGTAATTTTCGCTGTACTTGATCCAGTAGTAGGAAGTTTATACGGATTAAAACCTCTTGATACCCTCGCCAACTCAGTTGCGGCTGACATCTTACGTGCGTCATATAATGGAAATTTCTTTGTTAATGGCAGTGAAGCGTCCGGTATTCTTTCAATAGAAGACGGAAAACGTACTGATGTAAAGAAGGTGGAAGAAGCTTGGCGGTGCAAATTCGGCGGTGCGCAGAATGCTCACAAAATGGCAGTTATCAATAAAAAGATTAACTGGGTAAGGATGGCATTAACCAATCAAGATATGCAATTCCAAGAATACGGGATTGAGTTAAGAGATAAAATTTTTGCTGTATTTGGAATGCAAGCTGTAATGTTTGGATTATCCTCTGCGGCACCAGGACAAATAAAAAACAAAGATGAAGCGGTTAGTTGTTACAAAGAAGGGTCGTTAAGACCGTTACTTGATCTAGAAGCCGAATCTTACACACGTGAAATCATCCAAGATGGTTTTGGATTCAATGATATTAAGATTTCTTTCGAAGAGTTAGATAAATTAGATCTTGTTGTTCAATCAGAGATCGACGAAAGAGACCTTAGGAACACTGTCATTACTGTCAATGAAGTTAGAAAAAGTAGAAACATGGCTCCGGTTAAGTGGGGTGAATCACCGGTTATTGTGCAACCTGGTGGTGCTCAGATCGATCCAGATACTGGTAGATTAGTGCCACCTAGAGAACAAGGTGCAGCAAATAACAGTAAACCAATTGCTAATACTAAAATTTTTCATGGTGTACTTGGAACTGCTGAACTGAACAAGTTTAATAACACAGTAAAAAATTACTGTGAATTCTTAATCGAAAGAAAAGTAAAAATTGATTTTACCAATGTGAAAAAAGTTTTCAAATGTTTTGAAGTTTATTACGAATCAAACTTCAGAACTTTGGTTGAAAAAAGTATTTGTTGGAAAGTGTGTAGTTCAGTGGAGCATCTTTTTTTGACAAAAACTCTAGGAAATAAAAAGATTTTTAAACACCATTTCGATAGAATAACAGAAGGGGTGTGTGATTCACCATTGTATAAGGATTTAGAAGATTATGAAGCCGTCTATAACTAGAGAAATATACCCAGAGGAATTTGAGAAATACGGTATTGAGAAAGAGTATACCGTCCAATCTCTATTCGATTTGGAAGACACAAAAGAATTTGACGATGATAACATTAAGGGACCGATAAAACCTGGTAAGCTTGAAATGAGATCAGTTAATCCACGAGCAAAACCAACTGGTAGAACTATCAAGGGTTTTGCTGGCACCACCGAACAAGATCGTGCAAAAGACATTATACCAATAGAAACTTTTATTGACGCACGCAAAGATCTATTACAACCAGGTTCTTCTACGATGTTTCTTAATCATGATACATCTATTCCAATTGGAATTGTCTCTTCAACTTCTATTGATAAAAATAAAGGTCTTTTTTTTGAAGGATTTATATCAAAAGCGGCAGATGTTAACGATATATGGACAAAAGCGGAAGAGGGAATTCTCAATTCTTTTAGTATTCGATTACGACCAAAAAAGGTTGAAGTTAGAGAAGATGGAGAAGGACGTGTAGAAGCTTATGTGATAAAAGGGATGGATCTTGTAGAAGTATCATTGGTAGGAATACCGATGAATAAAAGCTCAAGTGTAACCGAGGTAATTTCTAAATCTTTTGATAATGCGAAGAGTAAGTACAACGAACATATTAAAGAGGACATAAACATCATGAACGATAACGTAGACAGCAAAATGACAACTGCGGCAGATCTGATTAATAAATCAGTTGCAGATGCTCTTGACGCTAAACTTGAAGGATTAATTGGTAAAATGGGCACGGCTCTGGATGAAAAGATTGTTGCAGCATTTGTGGCTCACGATAAAACCAAAGCCGAAGCAGTAGCCAAAGCAGAAGCAGACGAAGCAGAACGCTTAAAAGCGGAGAAAGAAGTCGCCGATAAACTGAAAGCAGACGAACTTGCTAAAAATACTCAGGATAGTAACAATGTTGCGATTATAAACGCATTGGCCACCTTAACTGATGCTGTTAAATCCATGAAAGAAGGTGGAAATACTAGTGAACCTGGTAAGAAAGGTGTTGCTGGTGATCTAGACAACAAGGATGATAACAAGCCAGGGGAAATTAAAAAGACCCTGAAATCCGCAACTGACACGGACACCATGCGATATATTCTTAAGCTTGGCGAAAGTGATTCTGAATATAAAAAGTTAAGTGACGAAGAAAAAGAGCAAGCACGGTGCATGATGTTTGCTGGACACGTCGCATTGAATTCTAAATAATAAGGGACGAACCATATAATGAACAATACATTAATCAAATCGGCGATTAGTATCGCTACGGATGGCGCGTCCGTCAACGCGTATCTTCCAAAACCGTTAGCACGGGAAGTGATCGATTTAGTTCGAGAACTGAATATTATGCGACGGTTTGTTAATACATTTACGATGACAGATAGAATTATGCGCAAGAGTAAGCGTGTTTCTGGTCAAAGCGCATACTACATCCCTGATGGGGTTACTGCGGTTCAAAGTACTATCAGTGCTTCGAGCATTACTTGGGAAGCCAAGAAATTAATGACCTTCTCCATTGGCGATGTTGAAGCACTTGAGGACAATGCAGTTACCCCTGATATTGTTTCCCAGGTACTGAACGACGCTGGAGACGCACTTGCTGAAGCTGAAGAATCATCTATGTTGACCGGTGACCCTGCTCATTTAGCAACGGCTACCACTCCTGATTCTGCAACTGAAGCAAACTGGTTTAATAGAGATCCTCGATTAGTTTTTGAAGGTATTTTTACAGTTGCTGCTACACCAGACGCTGCTGAAGAAGTCGATGCTGCTAGTGCAGAGCTTGACCTCGACATGATTAACTGCGCACTATATAATCTTGGTAAATATGGTCGGGTTAAAAACCGTATCGTAGGTATCGTTCCATCTGATCAAGCTGCTAAAATGCGACAGAATTCGCTTTTCAAAGCTGCTGATACTTCTGGATTAGCACTAGCATCCTTCCTAACGGGTTTAGGTTCGGCTGGTGAGGGTAATTCTCTGGTTTCTCCTGTGTACGGTGTTCCTTTCTATGAAGCTCCATTTGCTCCTTCTGGACAAATTGTGATGTATCGTAGGGACGTACCACAATTGGGTGATCGAAGATTAATCCGAATTGCTTCAGATGAGATTATAGAATCAGAGCAAATCAAGTGGGTCGTGAGTGAGCGGATAGCTTTTAACTACTTCTATCGAGATGCAATTGTACGCATTAAAGATTTAGACACAGCCGTTTGCTAATCAACTAGTTATATACTAATCAGGACCACCTTTTTACAAGGGTGGTCCTTTTTTTGTAATTTTTAACCCATTTAATATGCTCAGAAGTGTTGTATTTTTAATAATGATGCGATATATTAAGTAGTAGGTGTATCAAATTTAATTTAAAAGGGACAACATGGCGGACAATAAAGCGTTTATAAAAAAATATAATGAAAAACTATCAAAAAGAACTATTGTTGACAAAGTCCTAATAGAATACGCAGGTTCTAATATGGATTTAAACTCTGTGTTTTATGATCAAGAGTATGGTAAGTTTACTACTTCAACCAAAAAAGTTTTAACGGGTTATTGCCATCACCCAGAAAGAACGAAAAAAAACTTAAAAGAAAAACGTAAAAGAAAACCATTAACTATAGAACAAATTAATGAAAGGTTATCAAAAAAGTTTCCACATATTGTAGTGCTAGAATATTGTGGTACATCCACTGGTAAATCTAAATTTTTAGATAAAACTTTCGGAGAGTTTTATGGCTCTTGTCATCTAGTTATGCGGGGTCAGAATGTACACCAAGATAGACAAATACTGAACCGAGAAAACGGTAAGAGTAAAGTTGATATGTCGGAAATGGTAAACAATATTCAAAAAACTATGTTAGAGAGGTACGGTGTCAAAAACGCTTCTAATTTGGATAGCGTAATAAGAAAGAGGGAGAAGACAAAAATATCAAACGGTCATGTTGTGCTGTATGGTGGAAAGACAAGAAAAGATCTCAGTAAGGATCTACCATATAACTATCACTATTTTGGTTCTTTAATTAAAAAGTATGGTTTTGAAAAAACTATAAAAATGTGCCAATCGAAAGATAAAACCATCATTGAGCAAATTATCAAAGATATTTTACTATTAGAAAAAATAGTTTTTCAAGAAGAAAAGTGTATAAAAAATGATTGCGGTAAAAGATATTTTTGTGATTTTGTTGTTGAAAATAAATTAGCTATCGAGTGCGATGGACTGTTTTGGCATTGTGATAAAATTAATGAAGATAAAAGGTATCACCAAAACAAAAGACAAGTATATTTAAACAGCGGGTTCGACCCTCTGTTTTTCAGATCAAACGAAATTGAAAACAAAACCCCAATTGTGAAATCAATTATTATGAATAGACTAGGTAATTCACAAAGGGTTTTAGCAAGAAAATGTACAATAAGAGAAGTCGATTCAAATGTATCAAACGAATTTTATCAAAAAAATCATTTAATGGGTTCTGGTAGAGGTAAAATAAGAGTTGGTTTATTCTTTGAAAATGTATTAGTTACATTAATTCAAATTTGCAAGAAAAAACAAAACCATTATGACGTTTCCAGATTTTGTCATAAAATAAACCATAATGTAGTTGGTGGTTTTTCTAAGTTGTTAAAATTTTGTCTAAACAATTACCAAATAGAAAGCTTGCAAACGTTTATAGATTTAAGATATGGTAATGGGGAGTATTTAGAAAAATTAGGTTTTATTAAAAAAACAGAGCATTTAAGCTTTAAGTGGACAGATGGAAAAAATACATATAATAGAATGAAATTCCCTGGTGAATTAGGGTATGAAAACGGTTTATATAAAATTTGGGATTGTGGTCAGAGAAAGTACATCAAAACTAATAACTAGTTAAAACACAATTGAAGTAGATATATTATGAGCTGTCATCTTGACATACTAATTTTTATGTTATAGTGTACGATATAGAATTATGTGCTACAGGGGAAAATGTTATGAAAATTGCGATTATTGGGGGGTGTGGCTACCTCGGATCTCACTTAACAAACAAGTTAGAACAGAAACATGAGGTGGTTGTTTATGATACTAACGTTTTTAGCTCTGCTTATTTACCTGTCAAAGCGAAGGTCAAAAGTACAAACTTTATCGATATCCAATTAATGGAGTTGGAAGAGTATGAAATAATTTTCATTTGCTCCACTATCGATATTGGCAGTTTTTATAGTGAAGAATCGTTTAAGAAGTATCAAGATATTTATTTTGATAAGATTCTTGAGTGTGGACAATTAATAGAAACCGATACGGTGGTGTTCACAACGATGGATGAAAATCTAAATAAGGATGATGGTCTTTATTACAACTATCAAACCTTATTGGTAAATGGGATAGAAAAACAACTCAATAGAAATATTGCCGTTATACCAACACCAGAGTTATATGGTGGAACATTGCGGGTAAGAAGCGATCTTTTTGTTAATAATATGTTATCAGAGTTTTTTCAATACAATCGGTACATGGTTGAAGATGAATTGTTACGGCACCTATGTTTTTCCCACGTATCCAAGTTTACTGATTGGATAGTGAATGGATTAACCAATATACAGAAGTGTGGATTACCAACAACAGAAGAATTTGAATATTGTGAGATGTCAAGATTTATGATTGCCAATTATGTATCTTGGATGCTTGGTCCTGATTACGAACTATATGTACGGCCAGAAGACAATATGATGTTAGAGTGTACTGGTGATTATGCATTTTCTGAAACGTCACAGTTAGAGTACACATTGTCGCTGTATACGAAACTTGTTGAGGAAAGAAATTTTTCAGATTTATTTGATATGCACAGCAACAATAGATATATAGTTAACAATTCATTGATTGGAAATCGTTTTACAAAAAGTATACTAAATGATAAATCTGTTTCGAAGCTTACTAAACCCGTTACAGTTGGCGGGAATTGTAACAATAAATGATCTGTATACGGAACTAGATGAGACCATAGCCAATAAGCTTGTACTCATAGGTAACAATGTGCAGTTTATAAGGTTACCTCATACCAAGTTTATGTATGAATCAATGGTAACGTTTGCATTTACCTCTGTTTTTACACAGGAAGACGGTAGATTAGTTACTTTATTTCCTCATTGGGGAGAGAATATTGATGGTGGTGTCACAGCAACGTTTCAACTGGTTCTAGGACATAATGGTGCTTTATTGTCAACTGAGAAAGCTGCAAACCGTTGGCACATATTAGAAGGAAAGTTTGTTACTTCTGTGGAAGAATTTTCTAGTTCTTCTGTATTAGAAACTTCCAGTTCCACTTCCTCTAGTGAGAGTTCAGAATTGTCCAAATCTTCATGTAGTTCAACTATTGGTTTGTCAACAAGTTCAGAAAGTTCCACTTCTATAAGTTCGTTTAGTACTGCGGTAAGTTTTACTTCCAGTTCAAGTAGTGCATTATCTGAAACAAGTTCTAGTTCCAGTACTGAGGTGTCAGAAACCTCTTCTTATAGTTCTTCTAGTTCAACAATCAATAGGTCAACATCGAGTACCTCACAAGAGTTTTCTAGTTTTACTTCTTCTTCATCGTTTTCAACTAGTAGTTCTAGCACCTTTGTTTCATTTACTTCTAGTTCAACAACAAGCCAGAGTTTATGCTAATGTCACTTTTTCGTTCAGTAAACAGTACAGTTAACTTTGATTACAAAGAATATTTTTCAGGACAAGCACTTAGTAGTAGCGATCTTGGATCAATCGTAAAACTTGATTTGGCGGTAGACGACACTTTTGTTCTACCAACAATTGTGGGAAACAATTTACGTGAAGTGTTTTTTAAGTTAACGGGTTCAAGCATTGCTGAATTTATAACTGATGACCCATCAGTAACCATAGATGGTCTAACTGCGTTTACTTTACCTAGCGGTAATAGTGCTGTCCGATTAATAGTTGATGAAGAAAATAGTCAATACATTATATTATCCACTTATACTGGCGCATTAACTGAAGAATCAAGTTCAAGTTCTCAATCGTCATCTTCAAGTACATCAATATCAAGTAGTAGTACAATAGCACTTGACACTTCTACTTCATTATCTAGTAGCAGTACATCTCAAAGTGAGAGTTCATCCACTTCTAGCTCAAGCTCTACAGCGGTGTTAACCTCTTCAACATCATCATCTACTAGTTCTTCTTCTTCAACTTTTGAAAGTTTTACTTCGAGTTCTACATTTGTATCATTTACCAGTAGTTCATCATCATTATCTAGCAGTACCAGTTCTTCAACCTCTCTAAGTTCTACTTCTCCATCTTCTGCAAGTACTACTTCTCAATCTTCAACCTCTTTAAGTTCATCGTCAACTGAAATATTAACAACCAGTTCTTCTTCCAGTTCAAGCAGCTCTTTCAGCTCAAGCACTTCTTCTTCCAGTGCGCTCGGGGGTGGGTTCAACGATCTTGTTCTTGACGAAATAGAAACTGATTTGTTTGTTGTATGGAAAATGGAAGATGTTGATGACACACTTATACAACCGGAAGCAGGTAGTAAAGTATTATTAGAGATTAACAACCCCGTTACAGTACCAGGAAAAGACGGGGTAGGGAGATTTCTTAATGGAGTTGATAGTTATTTAGGTGTTCAAGGTGGTGCAACCGAACTTATACCAAATTCAACAAATGAATTGGTATATTCCTTGTGGTTAAAAATGAATAACTTGAGCGATAGTGGTCGAGTATTAGATATCGGTAATGGTACAGCATCTTTAGGTTTTTCTTCAGTAGATCAAGCTGGTTTTGAAAACTCACTTACGTGGCAAACAAATGGTGGTGGTGTTTTATCAACTGATTTAAATGCGATTAAATCAACTGATAGGTTTTATCATGTTGTTTGGTCTTTTTCTCCGGTTAGAGGAATACAATCTATGTATGTGGATGGAGTAAAAGTTGATACTGATACTGATGTAACGCTTAGTTTATCAGGTTTAGATCCGCAAGAAGCATTTACAATTGGACAACGTAGATTTACGGATGATCTTTATTTAGACGGTACAGTAGATGAAATTTATATTTGGAGAAGAAGTACATCTTCAAATCCGTTATTTGCTAACGAAGGAGAAGAGGAACTTTTCGTAAGACGATTGTATAATGGTGGTGCTGGTAGATTTTATAAACGTCTTACTTCATCGTCTTCACAAGAATTTTCACAAGATTTTACTTCATATTCATCAAGTTCGTCTGTGGTGTCAGCAACTTCTTCATTGTCATCAGTTGATTCTTCGTCAGAAACCAGTTTAAGCACAAGTAGTCAGGAATTTAGTAGTTATACTAGTAGTTCTACTTCTACAGTAGGGTTGTCTACATCAAGTGTATCTACCACTTCGCAAGAATTTAGTGAACCGGTAAGTCATTCCAGTTCATCTACTTTAAGTTCATCGAGCAGTTCAGGTGAACAAACTTCACTGAGCAGCAGTACTGCTGTAGAAACAACAAGTAGCACAGAGGTGGTAGGGTCTACAAGCACTTCTAGTTCTCAGACACTAGGGGAGTTTGATTCCACCAATTTACGCGCTTGGTATATGGCAGAAAAGGGTACTTATATTGATGCGGGTGTTACTGAATCAGTACATAATGATCCAGTAGAAGAGTGGCATGATCAATCTGGACACGATAATCATTTGATAAATGCAAACTTATCAGAGCAACCGATCTTACGAACAAATGTTGTTCACGGTAAACCTGTAATAAGATTTAATGGTTTAGATAATTTCTTAGATGCTGGCAGAATTACTGCTTTGGAAGGTAAAGAATTTACAATATTTGTTATTGGTGTTGCTAGTAATCCAGATCCATCTGATCAAGTAGCATTGGCATATTATGACCCTGAAGCCAGTCCAACCGGTTGGTTTGCACGATATAATAGTTCTGGTGGTGGTGAAGTTGATACAAGAATTAAACGTACTGGACTTGGTGAATCTGGTACTAATGTAACCTTTGCACAAGATATTGAAAACTTCCATATACACGCAACCGCGTTTGATGTAGAGGGAGAAGCTAAAACTTATTTTAACAATCAAGCTGGTGATACGCTATTCTATGGAGGTAGTTTTGTATACGATTCAACAGCTAGGTTGCTAGTTGGTGCGTTACCCGCAACTGGTGTTACTGAAGAAGATTTTTTTGATGGGGATATAGCGGAAATTTTAATATTCGCGGATAAAATAAGTGAAGAGAGAATTGAAGAAATAAATACATATGCAAGTAATAAATATGGTATTGCTATTGATAATTTTTCTACTGAATCTTCTACGTCTTCGAGTACATTTATATCAGTTAGTTCAGAATCTAGTTCAACTGCACTCTCAGGTGTGTCATCATCTAGTACAAGTGAAGCTGGTGAAGGATTTAACCATGCACTATTGGATAGTGTAGAAACAAAACTGGCACACGTGTGGTCAATGGAAAATGCCGAAAGTGGTACTGTTGTTGATCGAATATCAACCGCTAACTTAACCGCATTTAATACTGTCACGAATGTTAACGGAATCAATGGAAACGCTGCTTCATTTAATGCGGATTCGGATTATTTAGAAGTTATAGATAATGAAACAAATCTACAAGCATCTAATTTATTTTCTGTTTGGGTTAACCCACAAACTTTTATTCTTGATGACACAGTATTTGCAAATGATTTCCAAGTTCGGTTAACACAAAAAACATCTCCAAAAGACGGGTATTTATTATTTGTTAATACTACCACTGGAAACATAAGTTTAGACACTACAACTACTGATTTAGAGTTTGGCGTTGATTGCTGGACACATTTTGCAGTGTTTATTGATGAAGATCTTAACTTGATGAGATTATATGTGGATGGGGTATTAGCAGCCGAGTATGATAGCTCATTTACAATTGATACAGTGACTACTGACACATTCAGAGTTGGGTTGGAAATAGCGGGTGTTCAAGGGATCAATGCGGCAATTGATGAACTATATATGTGGAGAGATACAAGTTCATTATTTGCAACTACTGAAGATTTAGATGCTTATGTACAAGCATTATATAATGGTGGCACCGGTAGGTTTTATAAACTGGCAACATCAGAATCTTCGGAAGAATTCAGTTCTTTTTCATCTAGTTCAACTTCAATACAATCAACGAGTAGTGAAACCACCTCAAGTTCTACATTTTGTGGTGTGACTAGTACATCTTCTGGTATTGGTGAGACAACAAGTTCTACATTAAACCTGTCTACCAGTTCTACCATAAACCTGTCTACCAGTTCTACCTCTTTAAGCTCAACTTCTCAAAGTTCTACATCCGTTAGTTCTACCAGTTCAACTGAACAAATGTCAACTTCGAGTGAAATAAACACAACGAGTTCATCTACTTCCTCTTTAAGTACGACATCTGAATCATCTTTTAGTTCTAGCTCAACAGAGGTTTCTTTAACTTCGAGCAGTTCTCCAAGTACAACAAGTGTAAGTAGTTCTTCATCATCAGGGGAAATACCTTTTGCTGCTGCGTTTAACGGAACGGATCAGTATTTGGAAATTGCCAGCAACGCTTCTTTATCACCTGGAGATATCAGTTTTACTTTTGCGGCGTGGGTTTACGTTGATTCTGGGTCTACGTTTGAAGATGTTATTTTGTCTAAATGGACCAGTAGTTCTAATTTAAGAGAATATAGTTTAACTTTTAACCCAAGTGCGGCTGATAGGTTTATATGGTCAGTTTCAAGAAATGGGCAAGTTACGATTACAGCATCATATACTGTTAATACAGTAAATTATAATACCTGGTATTTTGTAACTGCGTGGCATGATTCAGTTAATAACGAAATCGGTATTGCCGTTAATGATGACACTGCGGTTATTGCTACATACGACGAGACAGTATTTCAGGGTGGCGCAGATTTTCTAATTGGTGCGTGGAAGATAACTAGTGCAGCAAATCATTGGCAGGGAGGAATTTCGTCTGTTGGATATTGGCGTAACCGAGTTCTCAGTAGCGATGATCGTATTGCATTGCACAATCAGGGTATGGCTTTACCTTATGAAGATGTACCGGAATTTCAAAAGTTGAATCTTGAATCATTCTGGAATTTGGATGAGTTGAGTGGTACCAGATTCGATTCACACGGGTCAAACGATTTAACGGATAATGGTGGGGTACTAAGAGTAAAGGGTCCAGAACCGGCTCTAAATACATCATTCAGCTCTAGTTCTACAGAAGAATCGTCTTCGACAGAATTATTGTCTTTATCAACCGAGTTGGGTAAATCGGCAAGATTTGTTTCCGCAAACTCGGAATATTTAAGTATTGCCAGTAATCCGACTTTACAGCCAGATATTAATCCAATGACGATATCGGCTTGGGTGTATTTAGATTCTATAGAGACTTCTTATGGGTTGGTTAGCAAATGGAATGAACCTTCCGATAAACAATTTTCTCTGTTATACAATTCAAGTACTAAGAAATTTAGTTTCCGTGTTTCCAATGATAGTTCAACAACGGTAGTGGTTGAAGATACTTATGTGGGTGCTATAAAAGCGAATACCTGGTATTTGGTTATTGGTTTTTATGATAAGACTGATGATTTTATTGGAATTCATATTAATGACGGTGTGGTTAATACAGCTCCACATACGGGTAATTTTGTTAATACTAGTTCACAATTCGAAATAGGCAGAGTGAACGGAACGGCGTATTTGGATGGTAGAATCTCAATGGTCGGTTATTGGGGTCACGCTTTGACTGAATCTCTACGTAATGGATTATGGAATGGTGGGTATGGTTATCAGCGTTCTGAATTACCTTCACAATATGAATCGTCTTTAATATCATATTGGGATTTGAAAGAAGCTTCTGGTACGAGATATGATAGTGAAGGGTCAAACGATTTATCAGATACCAATACAGTTGGATATAGCATTGGTCCAGCTCCAGAATTAAATAGTTCCTTTTCTTCTTCATCGAGTTTATCATCCAGTTCTACAGTTGAGTTTTCCAGTTGGTCTTCTTCTTCCAGTTCAACTTTTCTCTTAACTACGAGTAGTTCTACAGAAGCACAATCCTCAAGTTTCAGTTCTTATAGTACCAGTTCAACTGAAGTTAGTTTAACCTCTTCTTCGTTAAGTTCATCTGCGTTATTAACTACAAGTTCCAGTTCAACTGAAGTATCATTCACAAGTAGTTCTACATCTTCAACTGCGTTATTGACGACGAGTAGTTCAACTGAAGTATCATTAACAAGTAGCTCTTCATCTTCAACTGCGTTATTGACGACCAGTAGTTCTACTGGTTCTAGTGAATTGTTAACGACAAGTTCCAGTAGTTCTGTAAGTTCTTCAAGCAGTTCAACAAGTTCAACTGAATTGTTGACTACAAGTTCAACAGAACTCTTAACTTCCAGTTCAACTGAATTGTTGTCAACTAGTTCCAGTACTTCTATAAGTTCTTCAAGTAGTTCTTCACCTTCAACTGAATTATTGACTACAAGTAGTTCTTCTAGCTCTTCATCTTCAACTGCGTTATTGACTACAAGTAGTTCTTCTAGCTCAACTGCATTGTTGACGACAAGTAGTTCTTCTAGTTCTTCATCTTCAACTGAATTGTTAACAACTAGTTCCAGTACCTCTATAAGTTCTTCATCTTCAACTGAATTGTTAACAACTAGTTCTAGTACTTCTTCTAGCTCTTCATCTTCAACTGAATTATTGACTACAAGTAGTTCTTCACCTTCAACTGCATTGTTGACGACAAGTTCCAGTAGTTCTGTAAGTTCTTCAAGCAGTTCAACAAGTTCAACTGAATTGTTGACTACAAGTTCTTCAGAAATAGCGACTTCAAGTTCGACTGAAGTTTTCACTAGTTCGTCGAGTTCAACTGAAGTATCATTCACAAGTAGTTCTTTTAGCTCTTTAAGTTCTTCCAGTGTCACTAATTTTGCTACAGTATTTGATGCGTCATCTGCTTTTGAAAGAGTGTGGTCAGGTTGGGTTCAGGACTTTAGTGATTGGATTATACCTTCAGTAGATCAAAATTTCACCATCAGTATATGGGTGTTTACAACTAGTTTATCTATTGTGGATAGAGGGATATACAATTATTGGGAAGGGGAACTTCAAGATGAACGATCATTTTCATTGTACCAACACGGTGATGAGTTAAGGTTTAGAGTTTCTGATGATGGTATCAATACCACAAACCAAGTAACATCGTCAGTAGCACTTAAAGTGAACACATGGTATTATGTAACTGCTTATCATGACGGTGCCAATGATGTTATTGGGATTACAGTTAATGACAGTGTTATTGATACTACCCCTCATTCGACTGGTATTCATAAGGTTCTACCTAATGAAAACCCCCAAACTACAGTGCATATTGGGTGTGTTGATTATGATCCGACTGTGCCGGAAGTACTATACCCCTTTGTTGGTCGTTTAGCACTTGCAGGTTTATGGCACAGAACATTAACCGAGCAAGAGGTTCATGAGTTATATAATGTTGGTGAAGGTCTTAAGTGGTCACAATTGTCTGCTGGGTTAAAAGTAGATATAAAACGTTATTTTCATTTGGATGAACCAGGAGCAACAAGTAGATATGATCGGGTTATCGGTGAAGAATTTAACGCTTATGATGTTTCACAGGGAGTTGGACCTGTTGCGTCGGAAGGGTCCAGTTTTTCGACATCAAGCATAGAGTTTTCCGGTTGGTCTTCTTCTAGTAGTTCATCTTTTTTACTGACTACGAGTTCTAGTTCGTCTAGCTCCAGTTCAACTGAAGTGTCACTTACCAGTGAAAGTAGTTTTAGTTCAAGTTCTTCTTCAAGCAGTATGAGTTCTGGAACGGCACCATTTGCTGCACATTTTGAAGCGTCTAGTGCACAATACTTAAATGGGGGTTCAAATGTTGCCACTCAAGCGGGTAATATTGATTTTACAGTATCAGTGTGGGTGCGTTTTGATCTTGCACCATTTAGCGGGGATCATGTAATTTTAAGTAGGTGGGGGGATGAAGAAGGTGAATATAAATTGCTTTGGAGCGGTCCAGCAAATAAGTTCAAATTTATGGTTGAAGATCAAAATGATAATAATAATCAAGTTTTAAACTCTATTACTCCAGCAGTAAACAAGTGGTATCATATTGTTGCTTGGCATGATGCAACTAGTAATGAATTAGGTTTACAGGTAAATGATGGTGCGGCAGACATTGAACCTCACTCATTTTTCGGTATAAACAATCATAATATAGATTTTTATATTGGTGGCAAGTATACAGACTTTTTAGATAATGTTGAAGAAGAAATGACTGGTAGTGTGGCTAGTGTCGGTATATGGAAAAATAGAGTTCTGTCCGAATCTGATAGAAATGAATTATGGAATGGAGGGGTGAATCTTCTATACGGTGATCTATCGGCTGGGTTATTGACATCATTATCAGCGTTTTATAATTTAGATGAGTTAAATGGAACAAGAAATGATTCTGTTGGTTTTGTTCACTTAACAGATAATAATGGCGTTACTAGAGTATCTGGTCCAGCAGCAGATGAAAATTCTTCTTATACCAGTACAAGTTCGTAATTGTAATGAAGGAATAAAGTATGAAGAAATGTGTGTTGTATTACAACCGAGGACAGAAATGTACAATCCGATTAATAGTGAGTATAGCAAGTTTAAGAAAACATTATGATGGTGACATCGTACTCGCTTATGAAGGAGAACAATCTGAATACCTCCTTAAACGTTTAGAACGGTATAACGTTATTCTACGTGAAACCGAAAAATCCACAGTAACTAATGCTCTCGCCGATAAGCCAGCTCTTGGTAAATATGTAGACGATTATGATCTCGTTCTATATTTAGATTCAGATACCCTAATTTTATCTTCATTGGACGCTATTTGGAACCTAATCAAAAGATACGGGTTCTTGGTTACACATTTTACAGGATGGGTTACGCGGGGAGGAACTATTGAAAGAAGAATCCGGCAATGGTCCAAGGTTTTACCAGAAGAAGAAATAGAAAAAGCTGTTGAATATGGAAAAGCGGTCAATACTGGCGTTTTTGGTTTCTCAAGAGAATATCGATATTCCGATTTCAATATTTTCTTAGAATGGCATGATCTTACTTTACAAGGTCAAAGGGAAAACTGCACCCGCAGAATGGTTGATGAACTCGCTTGTCAAGTATTACTACACAAGTACCCTCATATAATGGTTAATACTACATGGAATGCTAGTGCAAAATTCTATAAGGGTGAATCAAAATATGTAACTATCGTCCACTACCATGGTTACAAGCATGTGTTTCGTGAGGTTTTTCCATTATGCGAATATTGGTACCAACAGTGGCGAGAACTGGTTGATGAAAAATTTATAAGTGTCAAAGATACATTTGGTGATCGCAGATTGAGAGATGCTTCATTTAGAAAAGGTTTATGCTGGGAGGTTTAGTAGATATGGAAATATGTAAAGTAGAAGATTGTGACGGTAAATTGAAAAGGTGGCATAATGGGTAACGAATTCACGATTTGTACAGCGGTTTCTAATAATGGAAGATATTTAAAAAAGTTTGAAAGAGCATTGAATAATTGGCACGCAGATCCGTTTATTCAAAACACTCCAATTGTGGTATTTGCACATTCTAACGCATATCAAGCTGCTAATTCTATACTCAAACCGAGTTTATTGGAGAAATATAATTATCCGATAGAACTTATCAATTGGTCAAAACCTGAATGCGAAACAGTTAAAGAAGAAATGTTATCGGCATTTATATTTGGCGTTCATGAGCATGTAAAAACCAAGTACTCAATTAAATTAGACGGAGATACTCATCTAAAAGGTCCTAATTTTGAATTACCCAAAAAATATAATAGACAAGTTATTATTGGACATAAGTGGAGATACACCAAATGCAAAGCAGATCCAGAGTATGACAGAACCGGTTATCACTGGTTTGACAGATTGGGAGATTGGTGCGAACAATTCGAATGTTTCATCGGGACAGAACATAGATACCCCAATGACATTAAAGAGTCTAGATATGGCCATAAACGAATTGCATCGTTTTGTTGCATACAAAAAGGAGCGTTCATTAAACACGCCGTTGACCTATGTAATGCCAGTTCGATACGGCATGGCCGGATGCCAGTTCCGTCACACGACACTTTCTTATTTTACCTCGCCGAACGTCTTGGTCGAGGTATAGGTTATTCGAACTTCAAACATTATTTTCATGCTAGGTAAACATGAGCAGATCAAGAAGAAAAACTCCGATTTGTGGGGTGACCACAGCGGTATCAGAAAAAAAGGATAAGAGGATTAACAATAGAAGGATAAGACGGTTAAACAAAGTTATCCTTGAAAAGACATTTGATGAGGATGAACTAGTCTCTGGTAGAACATTAACTAATCCATGGATGATGGGTAAAGATGGTCGTCAACGTTTTGCTAAAGACGATGAATGTTATGACAAAGAGATGAGGAAATAACGTAACGGAAAGGAGTTAACATCATGAAGAGTGGCAAGGTCTGGGGAAGCACAAATTTGGTATTCAGCAATGCCAATTCAGAAGTGCAATATATGCGGTGTGAAGCCGGTAAGCAGTGTTCAAAACATCGACACACTCACAAACACAATATGTTTTATGTGATTAGTGGTAAGATTAAAATTTTAGTTTGGAAGAATGATTATAATCTGTGTGATGTAACAGTTCTTGGTCCAGGTGATAGGACGGTTGTTAAGCCAAATGAATACCACCAATTCCAAGTGGTAGAAGATGCTGAGGTATTGGAAGTTTATTGGGTACAGTTAGAACTGGGGGATATTGATAGAGAATCTTGTGGCGGGTCCATGAGTAATATAACAAATAAAGACGATATGGAGATTAATAATGCCACTAGGATTTACGCAGCAGGTGATCATCGGATTATCCCCAGGACGGACAGGTAGTAAAAGTATTGCTCATGTGCTAGCAAGTCAGCAATATTCGTCCTTCACCCATGAGCACGCTCCTAAGTTGCCATATAAAAAGGATATAGCACTGTTAAATAAAAATATTGAAGCAGTACAGAATAGATACTTTCATAAAAAGTATTTATGTTTTAATGGCTTTTTTTATACTTGGTACTTACCTGATTTATTAAAAGTTTTTCCTAATGCAAAAGTATATGCATTAACTAGGGATTTAGAAGAAACTGTGAAATCACATTATACAAAGGTCACTAAGCGTTGCGAAGGTGACATGAAGTATAAAAATTATTGGAACAGAAAAGATCGTGGCAGGTGTAAAAGTGATTGGGAAATATGCTTTCCCGATTTAGGTGAGGGGTTATTACTTAAAGAAGTAATTAGTAAATATATAGAATTATATCAGACATATATCCAATGTTATCAAAATGTATATGGTTCACAAATTAAACTGTTTGATATACAAGAGTTAAACGAATCTAGTAAAATGCTGGAATTTTTAAGGTTCGTTGGGATAGAAGAGAAAGATATTAGATTGCCAGAGACGAAAGTGCAAATAGTGAATAGATGGTTTGAAGTTAAGGAACGTCGTGGTGGAAAAGCAATAGAATTTAAAGGGATAGAGAATGAAAATTGAAGTTATGGTGTTCTGCTACGGATACGAAAAGCGTCTTAATTGGATGTTAAGTTCAATAAAAGATTGTAGAGCAGTATCTAAGTACGATATACAAGTAAGGGTGTCAACTTTCGATAGAGAAGATAGTAGATTACAATTGACTTCTCAATTAGTTGGTGATGTCTTTGGTGAGTTTGTACGCGTAACTGGATTTGATACACAATTTAACACTAGAGGTTCACAAAGAAATTGGCAAGTGCAAAATTTGGATGCAGATACCGATTGTGTTTTATTTGCTGATGCTGATCATGTATATGATCCGCTTTTTTTTGATGCTTTAATTGAAGCTGCTTTGGAAGTAGAAAAAATTTCAGATAACGAATCAAACATGTACACAGTATGTAGAACCAGTACTGATGATATAGACAAAATGGATGAACTTATATCTAGATTTGTTTACCCATCTTACATACCAAATACTATTAAAATGTATACTACTGATATGGAAACACGTATTACTACTGCACCAGGTGCTGGTAATACGCAGTTTGTTTTTACAAAAGAGTTAAAAGATGAAATATATGTAAATGCAAACCAAAACAGGGATAGAAACTTTTTTAGATCAATAACATATAAGAGTGACCGAACATTTAGGAGTAAGTTTGATAAGGTAGTGAAGTTAGAGTTTCCACAAAAACAATATCACTTGCAACACCATCGCTATGAATTTGATAAACTAGTTCAACAATAGAAGAGGATAGAATGAAGAAAAAATCAGAAGGTATTCCAAGAGAAGGTAAAACAAATTTTAAATCAATAACATCAAGAGCGGATCGTGGGTTAAAACAAGACAAAGGTGACGGTACACGATGGAAACATGATCGTGATCGGATGGTAGGATATGATTATGCGGGAGAGTTCAATCAATATAAGCCGTTCTTTTTTTCTGCTAACGTAATGTTGATTATACTGCCGTTGGAAGATTCAAAGGTGCAACCGCTTTTTTAGTAGGTGGTGGTCCAAGTTTAAAAAAAGTTGATACAACATTATTACAAAAATGTTACACAATGTGCATGAATAATTGTGTATCTATGTTTCGTCCTGATTCGTTTATTTGTGTAGATGATCCATCGAGATTTATGTTATCTGTTTGGTTAGATCCCAAAATTCAAAAGTTTACACCGTATTCAAATGCTGAAAAAGAGTTATGGGATTCAAGATACATAGAAGACAGAGGGATCTGGGGTCCAGCAACACACGTTGTTAGAACATGTCCCAATGTAACTTATTTTACAAGAAATTCAAAGTTTCATGGACCAAGATTCTTTACTGAAGCTACGATTAATTGGGGATGCGCAGCGCAATATGGCGGTAACAGATCTGTTATGGTATCTGCGATCAGAATTCTGTTCCTTTTGGGATTTCGCAAGATATATTTAGTAGGTGTGGATTGCAACATGACGGCCGAAGACAAATACTGTTTTACAGATGGTAGAGATCCAAATATGGGTGTTAAAGGAAACAACTCCACTTACAAGCGGATGAATGACGAGTACATGCCGTGGATTAAGAAAGAAGGTGCAAAATACGGGTTAAACATTTATAATACAAACCCAAATAGTGGTTTAAAAACTTTTGATTATGTACCACTAGAAAATGCTGTAATGGATGCAACTTTTGATTTTGGTGATACCACCAAAGAAAGAACCGAAGAAATGTATTATCCATTTGCCGAAAAATTTAAGAAGTATCAAGAAGCATATTTAAGGAAGCAACAAAAATGAGCTGTGAACTAGGTCAGATAAACGCAACAGATTTTTTAAGCGATGATGAGATAGTTGAATTTTTCATTATGATCGATCCTACATTCTGTATGGACAATCTACCTAGTTATATAAGATTAGCATCTGCTGAAATGATAGCATGTAAGACAAATACACAATGGGAACAGTCTAGTAGTGTATTGTATGTGGATGGCAAAAGAGAAAGTTGCGTCATTAGTCCACGTGTTCCGATTATTGAGCTTACTGATATTACTATTATTTATAGTAATGAAAGAACTAAATCATTAACACTTACTGGAGAAGATAGAGAAGTTGAATGGGCATGCGATACCGGTGTAATTAGATTGATTAAACCCAATTTTCACCAAATAGAAACCATCGCTGATATTGATGATCTTAATACTCTCAACTTCTTTCCACCTGGATTAAACAATGTTAAATTGACAGGCGTTTTTGGAACGGTAGCGACAGGTATGTTAAAACTGCTTCAGCTATTGTTGATCGGTAAATCATTACAAATGATTGATGCAGAAACTTATGCATTCGGTAAAGTTAAGGAGAAGATAGGACGGTATGAGTATCAACTTGGGTCAGCATCCAAATCTTCGATGATTATGTCGTTCGATGATTATATAAATTTTTTATTTGATCTGTTACCAAACACAGAAGGTTTGTACATAGGGAGTGTTTAATATGAAGAGTGTGTTATTTTTTGCTTTTAGTTTTTTCATTTGTTTCAGTGGTTTTTCACAACAATGCGGTTACGAGTTTAATGGTACGGATTCATATCTTGTAGGAGACATTGGTCCAGCTATTAGGAAGATTGATGATCTTTCTACCGTTATTGTCAAGTTTAAGATGAATAGTGTACCGTCTGGTCAAGGATCTTCAACTATTTTATGGCGTTTGTCAGATGCTAATAAACAATTCAGTAATGCTATGGCAGCGGGAGTTCTGAATTGGTTAGATGAACCTGGTGAAGCTCAATTTTTTATTGTTATGTATGCTGATTGGTTAGTCGATCATCATTTGTTTGAAAATGAGACAGAGATTGCATTGAAGATGTTTGAAGCTAGAGCTATTACAACCGCTCTTATTGTCGGAGAATGGTATACAATAAAAGTAGGTTCGAATGGAATTCATCCTATTATTCGTATCAATGGTAAGATTCAAAAGAATGCGTATTACGCACAAAAACTACCTGGACAGTGGATTCATAATTTTGAAAAGACAATTATTGATGGGTTCCCGCAGGGTGTAACTAGAATTACTTTAGGTGCTCAGAAAACTACTGACGTTACCAACCCACGCTTTATTTTTGATGGAATCATATCAAAATTCAAGATACGAAACGTTCCAGTTATGGCGTGTATAAACAAGCCAGGTTCCAATTATCTTGGCAACGATGATGATCAACATCCAAACATCCCAAAGACGGTTGTGGCATACGATCTTAGTATACCACCAGATAATGGTAAAATATTAGATAGCGGAATCTATGCAATAAATCTGGATGTAATAGGTAATGGTAGTAACACTTGTCAATAAAATTCAAATAGCGTTATAAATTATGTCCTTCTTATCTTTGTTAAGTTCCGAATGTGCGATCCAACGAAGGTCTAATATTGGTAGAAATGAATATTTTGAAGCAGTTGTCGATTGGGCAACAATAGCAAGAAATGTACCAACAACTAGGGAGCATGTTGGCAGAGACACATTGGACCAATATGGGATACCTGCTGAAACTGGAAAATCGCGTCATTTATTCTATTTCCTACCTGATACTGATGTGCAGCAAGGTGACAGAATTCTTGTCACAAAACTTCCGAAGACGATGCTTGAGCTTAAAGCGGAACGCGACACATTGTGTGAATCGTTCTCATCTAGTTTATCATCTTCTTCTACAGAAGATCTGACCACTTCCAGTTCTAGTACTGAGATTAGTACCAGCGAAAGCTCTTCAACTTCCTTATCTAGTAGCAGTACCGATCTTGGCACCACTTCTAGTTCAAGTACAAGCTCTTCAGATAGTACCAGTTCCGAAACAAGCTCAAGCTTTTCTAGTTTAGTAATATCATCTTCGTCTAATTCTTCTTCACAAAGTACTTTAGAATTTTCTTCTAGTTCCACACTGGTTTCTGAAACCAGTTCAGATTCTTCTGATTCAAGTACACTATCTAGTTCATCAACGTTTTTTAGTAAAACAACGAGTTCAAGTTCTAGTTCTGATTCTAGTGTTAATTCTAGTTCAAGTTCAACTGAAGCGTTAACCACTTCCAGCAGTACTTCAAGTGATTCTTCTACTGAACTACGTTCAACGTCAAGTAGCCAATCAAGCCAAGAATTCAGTTCCTTTACATCAAGTAGTTCGACTGAAGGGTGTATTGTATTAGATTTTGGCGATGTTCCTGTGATTAGTAGTGGATTTGGAACTGTTCCATCTCCATATAAAGGATTTACTGTCACAAATTTGGATGCTTTTTCCCATACTGGTTTAATAACCAATGGGTTAGATTTATTTGATTTTGTTAGTAACCCTAAAGTAGCAACATTAAGTAATGCCGCTCCCGCTTCAATAGAAATTGATCAAGGTTCTCCGTTTAGTGTTATTAGTTTGTATCTCCGTGATTTAACCTTTGGTGGTTTGAATGTTGGAGCTTCAGCAGTAACCCTGGAAGGGTTTGATGAAACCGGTACTAGTACCGGGACGCATACAATTCCGTTAATCTCTCTTTTTGTTAAACATACGTTACCTACTAATATATTTTCTAATCTGTCTAAAATTCAATTTACCGGTGTTCCTTCTGGAGGATTTTTAGATCCATATTTTACTATGGATGATATAAAAATACAGTTAAATGTTGATTCTTCTTCAAGTAGTTCAAATTCTTCTTCAACTACATCTGGCAGTACAGGTTCGAGTAGTAGTTCAACTGTAACCAGTTCCAGTACATTTTTTAGCTTAACAACAAGTTCAAGTACTTCTGAGTCAACAGAACAAAGCGTAACTAGCTCTTCTAGTTCTACTTCCGAATCAAGTGTTAGTACAAGTTCTTCAACGTCCGAATCATCAGAAAGTACCAGTACACAAAGTATATTGAGTTCAAGTTCTACGTTCTTTAGCTTAACAACTTCCAGTTCTGACACATCCACATCTAGTTCTTCAAGCGCATCGACACTTTCAGAGTCATCCAATAGTAGTACAAGTAGTAACTCTTCTTCTCAATCAAGCAGTTTATCAAGCACTTTTTCTCTTTCTACCTCAACTAGTTTGGAATATAGTTCCTATTCTTCCAGTAGTTCACCTGGTGAAAATATAATTTTAAACTTTGATGATGTTATACCTGACGCATTTGGAAATGGTACACCTAGCAACCCATATCGTGGATTTAATTGGTCTGATTTAGTTACCGCTACCCACCAAGTTATAACCAATAATGGGTTAGATCAGTTTGATTTTCCATCAAATCCAAATGTTGCAACACAGCTCACTGGAACTGCTGTGACTGATATGGAGATTGCAGCCGGTACTTCTCCGTTTGATTTTATTAGTTTATATGTAAAAGGGTTATCAGTAGGTGCAACAGTATTTGGTACTACTTCGTTAACTTTTGAAGGGTTTGATGAGTTAGGAGTAAGCACTGGTACGCATACAATTCCGGTTACTACTGGAGTTGTTAAACATGTTTTACCCCAACCAACTTTTTCTAAATTATCGAAGGTAACTTTCACATCAAACGCTCATGGTGGTTTTGGTCACTTTTGGATGAGTGACGATTGGGAATTGACGATGGGTACGGATTCGTCGTCAAGTAGTATATCATCAAGTAGTTCCACTTCAGTATCATCTTCATCTAATAGTTCCAGTTCTAGTTCGAGTTTTAGTTCTTCATCAACGTTTTTTAGCTTAACAACAAGTTCGTCATCGTCTAGTTCAACAGAACAGGGTTTGACAAGTAGTTCCACTACAGAATCATCGGAAAGCACAAGTACACAAAATGTATTGAGTTCTAGTTCTACATTTTTTAGTTTAACTACTTCAAGTTCGGATACGTCTGTATCAAGTCCTTCAACTTCAGCAAGTTCCGAATCGTCTTCTCAATCTAGTAGTTCTTCGAGCAGTTCATCATCAACGCTTTCTAATTCTAGTGTTTCTGAATTATCATCAAGTTCTACAGAAGTAAGCGAAACTTCTTCAAATTCGAGTTCTTCTTCGTTTTCTAGTTCTTCATCAACGTTTTTTAGCTTAACAACAAGCTCATCATCGTCTAATTCAACAGAACAAAGCTTAACAAGCAGTTCAACCAGCAGTAGCAGCACAAGTGAATCATCTCAATCGGTATCATCAGAAACGACACAAAGTAGCGAATCATCTTCGACACCATCCTCAAGTTCTACATTCTTTTCTAAGACAAGCTCAAGCACGTCAGAATCAAGTAATAGTAGTTCATCATCAACGGTGGTGTCAGAAACTTCTGGCAGTTCTTCTGACAGCTCTAACTCTAGTTCTTCATCAACTTTTAATGATCTAACAACTTCAACTTCAAATAGTAGTTCAACCTTATTGCAAAGTTCTGGTTCTAGTGTAAGTACTTCATCGTCTTCATCGAGTTCTTCTACTGAGCAATCAGTAACGTCATCTAGTAATAGTAGTTCAAGTACATTAAGTTCTAGTTCTACATTTTTTAGTAAAACGTCGAGTTCAACTTCAATTTCCTCAAGTAGTTCTAGTTCTAGTACTTTGGTTATTGAGAGCAGTTCTAGTTCTAGTTCCACCTTTTTGAGTAAAACGTCTTCGTCAAGTTCTACATCAGTGTCCACCTCATCAAGTGAAAGTATTTCCAGTGAATCTAGTTCATCCAGTTCCGAATCGTCTCCAAGTAGTGAATCAGAATCCAGTTCATCAACACAAGTGTCTGAAACTACTTGG